TCCAGCATTTTGTCCTGATGATGCTGCTGCTGCTGCTGCTGCTGATGCTGCTGCTCGTTTTTGTTTTTTTAATGCTGTGTCTGCTGCTTCTGATTTTTCTTCTGCTTTTATATCTCTTGCTCTTTCTGATAATATTGCTCCTGGTGTATTTAGAAAAAAATGAAGACGTTTACTTCTACATCTACTCACAATAAGATCTATCCATTCTCTATTAAGCGTATAATTAAATCTACCATCAACTGGTAACATTCGTTCTACTAATTCTTTGTCAAACCCGCACATCATGGCGATGTTGCGTTGTGATGTACTAAATACCACACTACAATCCCACAACTGCGCTACATAGTCGCCGCCGGTTGCCAAATGTCTGCCATTTGGATGAAACGCGACAGATCGAACACAGCCGCGGTGCCCTTCCATGTAGATATGCCCTTTCAGAGTCGCGAAACAACTCGCTGACGAGTTGTCGGAGGATAAGAACCACAACTTTACGGTGTTGTCCCTGCTGCCGGCACTTGCTAGAACGGGTTCGGTAGGATGAAACGCAATATCGCGAATTACGCCAGTGTGCCCCTCTAGAGTCGCAAAACAACTCGCTGACGAGTTGTCGGAGGACAGCCGCCACAACTTTACGGTTGTGTCCACACTACCGGTTGCTAAGAATAATCCATGTGGGTGGAACGTGACAGACAAAACCGAGTCGCTGTGCGGTAGAGTTGCCACACAATTCGCCGTCGAGCCGTCGGGTGAAAAGCGCCACAATTTCGCGGTCTTGTCGGCGGAGCTCGTTGCCAGAAGGGGCGAGGTGGGATGAAAAGCGACCGCACCAACAAAGTAGCTGTGCTCCTGCAGAGTGGCCACACAAGTCGCTGAGGATTTGTCCGCTGACAGCCGCCACAATTTCGCGGTATTGTCTTGACTGCCGGTTGCCATAAGGGTCCCGTTGGAATGAAACGCGACTGAGTAAATAATGTCACTGTGCCCCGGCAGAGTGGCCACACAAGTTGCTGACGAGTTGTCGGGGGACAGCCGCCAAAACTTTACGGTCTTGTCCGCACTGCCGGTTGCCAGAAGGGGCTCGGTGGGATGAAACGCAACAGATAAAACGTTATTGGAATGCCCCGCTAGAGTTGCAACACAAGTCGCTGACGAGCCGTCGGGTAAAAAGCTCCACAACTTCGCGGTGCTGTCGCCGGTGGCGGTTGCCAACAGGGACGCGGTGGGATGAAACGCGACACAATTGACTTGATCCGGGCCGGGCTCCTCCAAAATTGACTTTCTAATTATTTTTTTCATATATATATATATATATTCAATAAAATAAATTTTAACCATTAAAAATTAGACAATTTATAAATAATATTATGTTTTTATACTATTTTTAAATTTATGAAGTAATTAATAGATTTTCATATACTCCTTCTCAGTGTTCCACTCTTCTTTCTACTATTTTTTTTTCATATCATTTTTACTGTGCTTTCTATTAGTTCTCTTGTATTTTTGTATACTCCTTTTGTGTATTCCTATGCGCATTTGTCCACCATTTTTTTCTCTTTCTTTCATATTAACTTCTGCTTTTCTAGCTGCTTCTGTATTTTGAAAAAAATTAAATTGACGCCTTTTACAACTACTAATAATATTCCTTATAAATTCTTGGTAAACATCGAAATTAACACTATTATTATATGGAAACATTTTTTCTACTAATTCTTTGTCTAACCCACACATTAAAGCCATATTGCGTTGTAATGTAATAGATAATACACGACAATCCCACAATTTCGCGGTGGTATCAAATCCACTAGTAGCAAAAAATTCACCGTTTTGATGAAACGCAACAGATTTAACAGCAGATTTATGCCCTTCCCGAGTGGCCACACAAGTCGCTGATGAGTTATCGAGCGACAACATCCAAAATTTAACGCTCTTGTCCGCACTACCGGTTGCTAAGAATAGTCCATCTGGGTGAAATGCGACAGATTGAACCGGCCTACTGTGCCCTGCTAGATTTGCCACACAAGTCGCTGAGGATTTGTCCGCTGACAGCCGCCACAATTTCGCGGTGTGGTCAAAGCTCCCGGTTATTAAAAAATCACCATTTGGATGAAACGCGAGAGACATAACACCATAGCTGTGCTCCTTGAACTTCGCAACACAAGTCGCTGAGGAGTTGTCGGGAGACAACTGCCATAATTTCGTGATCTTGTCCCACCCGCCGGTTGCAAAAAAACGACCGTTTGGATGAAATGCTACAGACGTAGTACCCAAAGTATGCCCTGCTAGATTTGCCACACAATTCGCTGAGGAGTTGTTGGGCGTCAACTGCCACAATTTCACGGTCCCAACGCTGGAAAGAAATTCACCACTACCGGTTACTACAATTGGTAAGATTGGATGAAATGCAACAGACCAAATAGATCTATCGTGTCCTTGTAGAGTATCCAAACAAGTCGCTGAAGAGTTGTCGGACGACAGCCGCCATAATTTCCAGGTTTTGTCAAAGCTGGCAGTTGCTAGAAGTGGTAAGATTGGATGAAACGCAACAGAACTAACATTTCCACTGTGTCCTTCGAGAGTATCCAAACAAGTCGCCGTCGAGCCATCAGGTGAAAAGCTCCACAATTTCGCAGTGTTGTCCCTGGAACCGGTTAACATTATGGGCGCCGTAGGGTGAAACGCTACAGATTCAACACTAAGGCTGTGCCCCTCCAGAGTTTTCATTAATACAATTTTTTCCATTTTATTTATATATATATATATAAAATATTTGATTATTAACTGATTGTAAAATAATAAAATATTCAGTTTTATACTAAAAATACATAATATGCGTGACACTATATGGGTTAATCTATTGTTGTAATACATATGGTTGTTTTACATATTGAATATTTGTTTCTATTCTATTACTATTTGTTTCACTACATAATTCAAGATTAGGTTGATTTGGCATACATTTATTTACACGTCTATAATTATTTGTCGATTGTAGATAATTTGATGTAATCGTTGGTTCAGTAAAAGTTAAATATCTATTCAATCCATTTTTAGGAAAAAAACCAGATCCAATTTTTTTCATACGATTATTTATTGCGGATCTTTGACGAATGATATATAATAAAAAACCAAAAACTGTAGCAGTTATAAATATTACTATAAACATATATATCAAAATAGAGAGAAATTTGTTTTAACTATAATGGTAAATATGATAATCTTTCTATTTCTACGGTAATTGTTTTTAATCCTAATTCACTACCTATATCTTCAACAAGTTGCCGAACATAAAATCCACTTGAAACTGTAATTTCTATTTCAATAATTGATATTTCATCCATATTATTTAATTGTTTTTTCCAATATTCAATGATTTCTAATTGATTAAATTCATGTTTTAAATCAATTAGACTTATTCTTTCAATAGCCAGTCTAGCTATACTGCTTATAGATTTATATTCGGTGTTTAATATTTTATAATTATATAATTTTCTTAAAAAGGAAGGCACTACAATTTCATGTATACGATTTGATTTTGCCCACCACCACAATGGATTTTTAAAATTATCAGAGTTTCTAACAACATAACTACTATGAATAGGTTGTTTTTGTATATAATCACTATTTTTTATTTTTTCTAGCAATTGTTCTATTTTTTTTTCAATGTGATAAATAATAATTTCATCATGTTCAATCACAGTAGGTATCCCTAGTAAATCATTTGTATTAGAATGTATACCAATAGCCATTTTAAATCTATATTTTTTATTTAACTTATCATCTGGTTTAGCCAATGAACAACTTTCATTAAGATAAATATTAATAATTCCACATGCCATTGGGTCTAACCGACCACTAAAAGATCCCTTTGCCGCACCCGTTTTTTCCAATACAATATCAACCATTTCCTTTGGTGTTAATCCATATGGTTTATATAGTTCTATCTTACCGGTTTGTCCAGTTTTTAAATCATTGATGTAAATCATAATAATAATTTATTAAAAAAATTTTCAATAAATCAATTTTTTTTTTTTTTATTTTTTTATGGATGTTAAATGATGATTTATAAAACTTAAAAATGTATAAGAATATATATGGAGAGTTTATCTAAAAATATAATTATTTATTTATTACAAAAATTTTTTAATAATGAAAAAAGAAAACTATTATAATGATAACATTAAGTATTATAATTAATGTTTTACAGGTAGCCGTCATATCACAATTAAGTGCTGGAATAATTAATGCCGTTCAAAATTCAATAACTATAGATATATTTAGATATTTTAAATATTTTATAATAATATCGCTTATTTACGTTGTTACATATAATATTTATAAATTAATACAATTACAACTATTATCTAAATTACGTCATTGGCTAAAATCTGAACTAATTGAAATGATATTGCGTGTAAATAATGATAAGGAATTACAACAAATGAATATAATTGATTTAAATACACCTATAAGTAGAATATCCGCTGCTAGTTTTCTAGTTTTAAATAATTTTATTTCATATAATTTACCAAATTTAGTTCTATTTTTTGTCATTTTAACTTATTTTGCATCCAAAAATTTGACATTCGGTTTATTATTTTGTATTTGTAATATAATTATAATTTTAGTTATTTATTATCGTTTTGATGTCATAACTAAAAGTAATGCTGTTTATGAAGATTCGTTAAATGAAAATGAAAAAGGATTAATTGAAATTTTAAATAATATGGATAAAATAATTCAGCGAGGAGAAAACAATAGTGAAACATCTACATTCAACCTAAAAATTAAACACACAATTGATTCATCTATTGATTTTTATACAAACAAAGAAACTACTATTTCAATTCTTTTACTTAATATTACATTATTTATAAATATCGGTTATATTATTTTATTATTTTTACAGAAGAAAATTGATGTAAAATTATTTATAACATTTTTTACAATTATTCTAGTATATAGAGAAAGATTTACATCTATGATACAAAACATTCCAGATATTGTTGAATTTATTGGTCGTGTAGATAATATAACATTTTTTTTTAAAAAATACTAAAATTGATTATGACCAAATAAAAAAAATAGACAAGAAATTAAAAATCAATAATCTACAATTTAATACATTATCTTTTGAAAATGTAACGTTTTCATACAATCAAAATAAAAATATGGTTCTTCAAAATTTTAATAGACAAATTGAGTTAAATGGGTTAATTGGTATATTAGGAAGATCTGGAAAAGGGAAATCAACAATTTGTAAATTAATAATTAAATTGTATAAGTATGATGGTTTTATTCGTATAGATAACGTAGATATTCAATCCATTAATAATAATTTTTTACGTCATAACATTATTTATATTGATCAAAATCCAAAAATGTTTAATAGAAAAATTATCGATAACATTTTATATGGATGTAATTTAAAAGATGATTATTGTAAAAAACAATTAACATATATTAGACGTAATTTTCCAATAATTAACGAAATTTTTAATAAATTAGATATTGATAATACACAATCGAGTTTTTTAGGTAATAATTTATCAGGCGGTCAAAAACAAGTATTAAATATTGTAAATGGATTAATACAAGATGCTAAAATAATAATGATTGATGAACCTACAAATTCTCTTGATACATTACTAAAAAAAGAAGTAATACGTTTAATACTATTATATAAACAGATTAAAAAACTATTATCGTTGTAACACATGATACTGAACTGATGCTTATATTAGATAAAAAAATAATAATATAAAATGTTGCTGTTAAACGTAAAATGAATAGATAGTGTAACATTTATAGAATGATAATTCCAAAATCATTCTATAATTAAATTAGATGATTACAATGTAAAAGGTTAAATAACAAATAAAAGCCATTTTTTATTATTTCTATCTAAAAAAGATAATAGGATATTATATATTAGAATGCCAGGCGGTTTTCTACAAATAACTACTTATCAACAAGATGGTGGTGATTTCACAAATTCGCAACCGCAGATTACTTTTTTTAAATCGGTATTTAAACAATTTACTAATTTTGCTATAGAAAATGTGAGTGTTCAATTCAATAGATATATTGATCCGGATTGGGAAAAACCAAGTGAATACATTAGTAGAATTGATAATATTGGACATTTATTATGTAATATATATTTAAGAGTAGATATTCCGCAAATTTTACAAGATGATAATCTAAAATTAAAATGGACCAATAATTTGGGTATTCATTTAATAGATAATATTCAACTTATAATAGGAGGGGAAATTATTCAAGAGTTTTCATCTGATTGGATTAATATATATTATAAAAGATATTTACAATATGAAAAATATCAACAAGCATTATCGCAAATTAACATTGATAATACTCCCGATAAAAAAAAAATATTAAATAATCCCTCAATTTTATACATTTATCTTCCATTCTATTTTTCAAAAGATTGGGGATTAAGTATACCTTTTTTAAATTTAGAATATCAGTCTATGTATTTTAAAGTAAGAATAAAACCAATTAAACAATGGATAACAATTATAGAAAATAAAATAGAAAGTCCAT